GTTAGCAATTTTGCTGCCCGGCCTTCAAGACGCTCACCTCTTGCCCTTGAAGACAAAACCGCATTGGCCAACTTGCCCCCAATCCCTTTAACTGAAGTCAACGGGCCAACCAGCAACTTTTTGCCATCCCTGAACCCAACTGCCCAATTCAATTTTGATTGTTCTGCATCGACCGGAACATAGTCAATGCCTTCCATATTCATTTCACGCAACATTCGGATTTGAGTCTCTGGGCTGTCAGAGTGACTTAAAACTGCTGCTGCATATTCAACGGGATGGTGAGCCTTAAGCCAGCAACAATAATAGCTAACGATCCCATAGGCCACGGCATGACTTTTGTTGAATGCCCAACTTCCGTAAGCGCACAAATCTGACCAGACCTTCTCAGCCACGTTCGGATCAACCCCTTTATCAATGGCCCCTTTTTTCCAAGCATCCCCATATTTGTCGAAAAACTCTTTACCCAAAGACTTGCTCATTGCTTTCCGTAAGGCTGTGACATCCTCCCAACTCAAGCCGCCAATTTCCCGACCAATGTTCATCACCTGCTCTTGATAAGCCACCACTCCAAGCGTTTCCTTCAGTTGGGCCTCAAACAACGGGTGGGGAACAGTCATTGGGATCTTGCCAGTCTTGACTTTTATCCATTGATTGGTGCCGCCTGTGTTCATCGGACCGGGTCTTGCCAGAGCAGTGATTGCAATGATGTCATTCAAATCTTTGATGGCAACTTGATTGCAAATTGACTGCAAGGCTGCACCATTGAATTGAAAAATTCCTGAATATTGATGCTTGTTCAAAATATCGAATGCCTTGTCATCATCCAATGGGATTTCACCTAAGAAACTGATGGGCTCACCTATCATCTCAAGGCAATCCTCAAAAATTGAAAGCTGGGTTAGGCCCAAAGCATCAATCTTCAATAGACTAAGTTCCTCCGCATCCTTCTTATCACAATGCGTGGCCCCTGTTCTGGCATCAATGGCCACGTAGTCAATAACTGGCCTTTCCGTTAGGATAACACCCGCTGCGTGTTGGGAGTGGTGAGTGGGCTCGCCTTCCATGGAGAAAGCCAGTTCCATTTCCGGAAATTCTTCAAGCAGTTCTCGTCCGGGTCCTGTGTCACGTAAAGTATCTTCAGTGGCTTGCAATGCCCGACTGTCGCCACCCGATCTTTGGATAATCGCATCAGCCACCCGGTCGATTTTCCAACGTGGGACTTCCAGAGCTGCTGCCGTAGTTTGCAATGCTGAACGCGGCCTGAACAAGGCAACCGTTCCGAGCCGCGCAACGTGATCCTTCCCATATTTGTTCTCCATATACTCAAAAATCAAGTGCCGCTTGTTGTCAGAAAAATCAATGTCAATGTCAGGGACATCATTGCGGTTGACGTCAATAAAGCGCTCAAAAATCAACCCATAGGGAATAGGATCAACTGTCGTGATCTGCAACAAGTAGCAAACCAAACTGCCACAAGATGAACCGCGCGCAGGCCCAACAATCATTCTTGCCCTTGCCCATTGGCAAAGGTCTGCAATGATGAAGAAATAATCCTCATATCCCTTGGAATCAATGAGTGCCAACTCACGGTCCATGCGCGCGCCATAAACTGAGTCCGAAATATCACAACCGATAATTTCCGCACCCTCAATGCAAAGCTCTCTAAGCGTCTTAGGCTTGGGCGGTGAAAGAAGAGTGCCTTGGAGCAGACTTGCATTAGAGGCCATCAGGCACCCACTAGAATTGGTTAGCGCTGCAATCCTCTCATCCCCAAAGCGTTTGCAAGCTTCCCACCACTCATCTTTGCTCAAAACCCATTGTTTCCATGTCTGGGTAGCGGCATCCCTGCCCAATTGCGCTTGATAAACCCCGATATCATCCTCATTGAGATAGCGGTTGTCATAAGAGGCAACGAATTTCAAGCCCAGAGCCTTCGCTTTTTCGAATTGAAATTGGGATAAACCCGGTTCAAGTTGAACAAAAACCTCCGCACCCAAGGAATCGAAATTTGATTTGCGTCCAGCAAATTTAAAAACCCCTGCAGCCTCATTGGCTTGCGCATAGGAAAGCAATGGCACGTAGCGAAACTGAGAAGTTGCTGTTCGTAAAAGTTCATGAATTGGTCGCAAATCATCCTTTGCCAAAAAGGTCCAATAATCGAATGTTGGTTTCTTGGCACTCAAATCTTGGCTGACAGCCAACTCAATTCCGAAGGCGGGCTTGGCACCCGCCTTCTTGCAGAGTTTTGCCCAACGGTTGAACCCGAATGTTGAAGCGGTGTCTGTCAATGGGGCAATGTTGCCATTGAGGGTTGCGACCTTTTCAAAGTTCTTGGAAATGTTTCCAATGGCACTGCGGAATGAGTATGCCGTTCGATTGCGGATGAAACTCATGATCAGTTATCTGCCCGACCAAATTGTTCTATGATTATGTTGAGATTGTCGTCACCAGCTTGAAGATCGTCCACTGAAAGTTTTTTGAACTTTTTTGCGATTTGCTGATTTGGAAAAGCTTCATGGAAATCATCAATCAGAACAATCAGTGCATTTAAATAAGAAAAGAAGTTGAACCCATGGCGAATCATTTTGCATTCAGAAGCCCCTTCAATGCTTTCAGATTGTTGTTTTATCTGAAAGAAAAAAGTTGCTTCATCTCCACCCGATTTCTCAAGTTCATCCCAAATGCTTGCACGAACTTCAGGCCACTTCTTTATCAAGGTTTCTTTTGTCATCATGATTTAACTTCTCCCATTAATTTGAAATAGCAACGTGCCGTTGCTTCAACGTCTGCTCTTGCGCGGTGAGCACCTTTAAATCCCTCACTGAAAAGATGTTCGTGCAATTCAGCAAGCTTCATGCGTTTTGAAAGGATGTGTTCTGTGTTTTCAACGGTGCAGAAAAGTTCTGGCCAATTGATAGGTTCTAATCCTAGCCGCAATGCTTCAAGGTTCAAGACATTGGTATCAAAGCCTGCATTATGAGCAACAACCCGGTCGCAACCCTCAATGAGCGCCTTGATCTCTGGCCAGAGGGCAGGAAGCTTGCGCCTGCCCTCTAGGTCACCATTTTCCAATCCTGTTATCTCAGTGATCTCTTTCGAGATCAATCTGCCCGGATCAACAAGTTCATCCAAAGCCCCAGACAATTCCCCTGCACAATAAGCCAACCCGCAAAACTCAATGACACGCGGCCACTTCTCACTGGATGACTTGTTGCACTTAATAAGGCCATCTGTTTCAAGATCGAAAACCAGAACTCTCACCCTAAAAATCCTCAACTTCTTCTTTGACTGAAGGCGTTTCAGGGAAGACCATCTTTTTTATGATGTCATTGCGCTCAACTGTGGATTTCCGCAACTCTTCTTCTTCTTGATCGGATTGCTCCAACATTGCTGTGTAGGTGATGAGATCGAGTGCGCTGTCACTGTGGCCACCTTCTTTGAAATTCTGGGAATAGCGGCTCATCTTAACCATCTGCAACATCACGAATTGAAAACGGGTGAAGTCTTCTTCGCTTTCAAGATAAAGCCCTTGCGGATAAAGTGCATGGAGTGCCTTGCCCACTGTCCGCCAATTGTCTTTGTAAGTCTTCTGGCGTTCAGCAAAGATTTCAGCTGATTGTTTTAAAATTTGCTCAGCAGTTTTCATGCTTCAATTCTCCAAATATATTTCAAGTCAGTGTTTACGATTGGCAAAAGATTGGGCAATGTTTTTCGGTCCTCTAAAACTTTGCCCGGTGTTGTTGAATAGATTTCATAATTATAGCGCCGGGTGTCTTTAATCTTTTCATTGGTGTGGGAAAGTGTCCGCATCCGTTGAACAAGATTGACTTCATGGTTGGGAGAAACTTCCCCTTCTTGCATGTGGAATCCGAGATGACTTAAGAATGGAGTGCCATCAATAAACTCGCGCTTGCGCATGTGCCAATGGGGCCCAGCCGTATAAGTCAAGATTTCAATTTCAATGCCATGAGTGTAATTGAAAAGCAGTTTGGCCCTTGAAGTTGTTTTGATCCATGAATGATGCTTTGAATCATAGACATCAACTTCCCCAAAAACATTATCTTCAACCCAAGGCTCTTTTTCCAACCCCAACATTTTCTGAAGGTCTTCAACTTGGTCCTCATTGTGGGCATAGTAGGCAATTTGATCTAATTTCATTTCTTCAAGCTCCGTATGGCAAGATGCAGCCGTTTAAGTATTTGTGACGTTCAGTTTCGGTGACAAGATAGGTGATGAGTTGGGCCAATTGATCTGGATCAGTCTCTTCACCTGCTGGAAGGTTGGCGCATTGATAGGCCTTTGCTTCCTCTGGAGTCCAACCCCGCAATTCGCAAACGCGCTTGTCAATGTAGTCTGACATGCCTGTTGAGTGCAACTTGTTGGGTGAAATTCCAAACACCGTCAACCCATGACGCTTGCGCAATTCCCTCGCCATCTGCAATGTCAAAATGTGCGCTGCCCCTTTTGATGCATTGTAAGCTGCGGAATGCGTCATGGGCATG